CAATATCACCATACGACACACCCAAATGTGTCTTTAACAGTTTTGTAGCAATAATTAATGCTCTCTGTAGGTTGGATTTCCTTGCTTTCACAAGAAATGCAACTAAAACAGTTTCAAGTGCTTCAGTTGCAAAATTCGTGTCAAGACTGCTCAACTTAGTAATAAAATCCCCATACACAGATGTAGCATGGGGTTTAATCACAACTTTTTGCTTTCTTACATGATTCTTTATATTTTTCTTTTTAATGCGAAAGTCTTTTCGTAATTGCAACTTCTCATTTGCAATTTCGATTTCATCTTCTTTAATCTGGTAAAGAGGGTTGACAGCCCTCGCAGTTGCATGATGGGAATTTAATCCCTGAGAATCCTTACAGTGGTCTCCCTCCACGGTGTTGTATTTCATGCTTATTTTTGTTTTTGGGTACACGTTCTAATTCGGAAACCCATTCGAATCTTTATTTTAATAAAATCACATACACTTCCGGTAATTCGAAATATCAGTGTAGCTAAGGTGTCGTCCAGATTGTCAAATCTGTTTATATTAATTATTCAAAACTTAAAGTATAAATTTGTATGATTGCTAATGTACGGCATTCTGTCGTGTCTTGTTTCATTCAACAAGCTCACATAATGACATGTCGCGTAGTTCGGTCTACACAAAATACTTTTTGGGTATAAATTGAAATCATCAATGATAACTCGTGGCGTTCTCGGTTCCACTTTCTTATTACCTTGTAAGCTAACAAATTTCAAACATCCATATAATGTATTAAAATTTTAAAAAGAAGGGGCCAGAGCCCCAAAACCCGCAATTATAAAAAAACTGCGGAATCCCGCAGAAAAATTAGCGGGAAAATAAGATAACTTGGGGGCCAACCCAAGTCAAATTTTGTAAAAAGTACTCGATCAGTGTACTAAATACGGTTGTAAAACTTTTAGGAATTCAAAAGTACGAATTCCATAAACTAAACTAGTTTAGCATATTAGCGCTTGCTAAGCGCAAAAAACC